GTAGGTCCGTTATCGAATGATGTGACAGTACCTGTACTTGTTGATAGGTTTACACTACCAGTAACATAACCAGAACTTTCTAGGAATCTTGCTGCTGCACTTAACTCAGTCTTCTTATTACCTTCCTTATCTAATTCTTTATGAGGTTTGTATGAAATTAATTCTTCAAACTCAGAAAGGATAAATTCAACAACTGGTTGAGTAGGTATCTTAAGTATTGCTTTCTTGTCATTAATATATCTCTCATGCTCATAGTTTGTCACAGGATATATTGATTGGTCTGCTCCTAGTGTAGTTCCATCAGGTAAAACAGTTCTCCAATCACCATTAACTGTTATACCTTGCTTTAGTATTACAACATTATTATACTTTGCCTCTACAGTTTCATAGTGATGCACAGCATCAGGTAAATCATATTTTTCTTGCACATAATGTAGTAATCTCTCTTCACTTCTTGGCCACTGTTCATATACATCAGTAACTTCATTCACCATAAGAAGAATCCAATCTAAATATGGACTACCCAAAGCTTGTAATGCTACCTCCTCAGGTCTCATTCCATTAGGAATTATTCTTGTCTCTAGTAGTGTAATGTATTGATCTAGATCTTCTCTAAGTTTAGTACGTCTGAAAAGGTTTTTAACCAGACGGTATCTGTAAGGTTCATCATCTGTGATGCCTTCGCCAACAAATACATTTGGAAGTAAAGAAAAGTATTGCATTAGTACCCCACTGCTACGTCATTTTCGGTTAATAGTCTTGTCTCAGTAAAACTAAGTTGTAAAACTACTGCAGGAACTGAAATCCCATCAGATTGTGGTGCCTTAAGTGCAACATACTGATTGTCTGGTGTGTAGTTTACAGATATACCAGTACAAACTGAAGGATAAATCTTAAACATTAGATCTCTTCTTGTACTTTCACCTAAATTATTCATTCCACCAGTAGAATTTGCACCAAAACGACAGAATCTTAATTGAAATCTATCAGGTATCTCAAAGAACCTATTGTTTTTTGCATAACCCTCATTATATTTCTTGAAGAAGTCATCTTGCCATAGATTTTTATATCCATCTTTTCTACTTACATCATCTACCTTATCATTACCACCAATAGAGAATGTCTCTTGGTTATTACTATATGATTTACCCATATTACCTGAACGAACTCTTGGTAAGGATCCAATTTTTATATAATCTATAATAGATTGTATAGTTTTTGACTCTTGTGGATCACGAGCAAAGAATTTGAATGCAAAGTTATGTGTTCTAAAACTCATACCTTGAAATATTTGTTCACTATATGGGTTGAATATTCTACCACTTTGTAGGTTTTCAATAGCATTAAGATCCAAATTACCTTGTAGTCCTACAAAGTTATTGAATCCGTTTACCATTTGTAATACCATGTTGGTAGAGAACTCAGGTAGTGCAGCACCTGCTGCCTCTTGTAATGTCTCTGCTAATGATGTGAAATCATTTTCATTTCCATTTAACATACCTGTTGCTGTTACACCTGCAACACCAATGTCTGCTCTTCTATATGCAGGACCATAAGATGTCTGAATGCCAGGTGGTATCGCAATATAACATCTATCTGGATGTTGTACTACAGTTGCCCTATTACCAGGTATTTCTCTATTATAAAAAGCAGGAACATTAGTTGCATCATAATCAAACCTCTCTCTACGCAGCATAAGATAGTCGATAGCACCTGTTTCAGCGTCTGCTAAACCAAGTCCATTCTCCTCTTGTGCGGGTGGTTGTTCTGGATATCGATAAATGCTCAAGTTTTTGCCTAAATAATATTACTTGTATCATATGTATTTATGAGGTTTAAACAAGGAAAATACATTCCTCGCAATCCAAATAAGTATAAAGGCGATCCTCGCAACATTATTTACCGTTCATCTTGGGAACATAAGTTCATGCTTTGGTGTGACCAACAGAATTCTTCAGTACAAGAATGGGGTAGTGAGGAGATCGTTATTCCTTATGTAAGTCCTGTTGATGGTAAAAGACACAAGTATTATCCAGACTTCTATGTCAAAATCAAAGGTAAAAAGTATATGGTTGAGGTAAAACCATTTAAACAAACTAAAGAACCTAAGACTCAAAAGAAAATCACTAAGAGATATGTTAGTGAAGTCTTAACTTGGGCTGTCAACAAAGCTAAATGGAAGGCAGCTGATGAAGTTTGTCAGGATAATGGATATAAGTTCATGATTATTACAGAAAAGGAGCTTAAAGTATAATGTTATCAGGAATATTTGAAGCACTATTAGATATAATAAAAGCTGGAGCAGCAACTCAGTTCACTGGGATACCTGGTGCAGGTGGTGCAGTGCCAAGTAAATTCCAAGAGTTTATGGCTTTTAGTAGAAAGAAGATGGGGGACTTCTCTCTTACTAACATATACACAGTCCAATTTAGCACTCCTCCAATGTTAACAGACAGTCTTGAGACTGGTGATGATAGAATGTTATTGGATTATTACTGTGACTCTATTAACCTTCCAAGTAAACAGGTAACTACAGCACAGATAATGAATGTAGGATCTGCGTACAAATATGCAACTGGTAATGCATTTAGTCAGATCAATATGACATTTAAAATACCAAGAACTCAGAGAACAAGAGCAATATTTGAGAGATGGGTTGCATTGATGAACAATGACGCTAATCAATATGTAAATTTCTATAAGCAATATTGCTGCCCAAGGGTGAGAATATATAAGTTTGAAAGAGGTGGTGGAGTGAATGTTGATAACTTTACCAATGACATAGGGATTTTTGGTGGTCAGGCAGGAGATAATAACCTGTTAAATTATCTTAAACAAGACAATGCTATATCACAGGCAAATCTTGATAAAGTAAAAGCTGTCGCTAAATTCTATAGTTGTCATGGTATGTGGGAGTTAAGAAATGCATTCCCAACTAACATTGGATCAATACAGTTGAATAACAACGAAGCAAGAGTTATGTCACTGACTGTATCATTTAACTTTGAGAGATATAGATTCTATACCAGACCTCTTTATTCACAAGGTAATAACAAGGAATTCATTGTTGATAATCCTGCATTAAGAAACAACGTACAGTTGAATCAACATGGTGCACATGTGTCAACAGGAGACGCAAATAACATGGGATTTAAGAAAGGGGCTACTAGCAATGATAATTACTGGTAAGTCGCATATATAATTTGGACTTTTATTCCCAAATAACCCCCAAAAAAATTCGACCCAAAAAAAGACCCCTTAGGGTTTTTAACTAAATAATTACAACTGAAAATATCTTATTATGGCACTTCCCGTATTAAATACTCCGAAGTTTAAACTTAAACTTCCTTCTGACAACAGAGTGGTGAATTTTAGACCTTTTCTCGTAAAAGAAGAGAAAATTCTATTAATTGCAACTGAAACAGGTGAACAAGCAGAATTAATTACTGCTATTAAGAATATTATTAAAGCATGTACAGATATTAAAGATGTTGAGCAATTATCAACATTTGATATTGAATTTGTTTTCTTACAGATTAGAACTAAATCTGTTGGTGAATCTGTAGATGTATCCGTAACATGCCCTGATGATGGCGAAACACAAGTCGATGTATCTATTCCTTTAGACCAAATTAAAGTCATAAAGACAAAAGGTCATAAAAAGGAAATTAAGTTATCTGAAGAAGTTGTGTTAACAATGAAGTATCCAAGTTTGGATATTTTTGTTGAAATGAATTTCCAACCTGAAGATGTTGGAGTAGATCAAGTTTTTAGAATGGCAGCAAGTTGTATCGACTCTATTGCAGATGTTGAACAAGTATATGACTGTAAGGACTTACCAAAAGAAGAAATTACATCATTTCTTGACCAAATGACTTCTGATCAGTTTAAAAAGGTGCAAGATTTCTTTGAAACTATGCCAAAACTGTCGCATACACTAAAAGTGACAAATCCCAACACAAAAGTTGAGAGTGAAGTAAAACTTGAAGGTTTAGCAAGTTTTTTCGCCTAGCCCTAATGCATGCTAGTTTGCAAAATTACTATGAAACTAATTTTGCATTAATACATCATCATAAGTGGCAAATCGAGCATATCGAGAATTTGCTGCCTTGGGAAAAAGAAATCTACATGAATTTGTTAGTTCAATTCCTCAATGAAGAGGATAAACATAGAAGGGATCAACAAGCGAAATCTGGTGGCTAAAATCTCAATGTATAAGTTCATTAATCCTGGTAGCAGTGGGATAAAGTCTGCTGCCAAGACTGAAGGAGCTCGTACAACACTTTTAGCAATTAATAGACTAGGTAGTTCAGTATCTGGACTTTCAAAGACTGTTAATAACCTTGAAAAAATTTATAAAGCGAGTGCAAAGAACGAAAAACTCATAGAAATTGCAGAACGCAGAAGAGCAAAAAGAGACAAGGATAGAGCAAGAGAAGAAGAGATAGAAAGTCAAAGGTTACTGGATGGTAAAGATCTTGAGAAAAAGGCAAAAGACGCAAATAGTACAAAAGGTAAATTTGGTAGTAAATTAAAAGATTCACTTTTAGGTGGTTTAGAGGGATTATTGACATCTATTGTCGGTTTCTTGATGAAACTGTTTGCATTAACAGAGATAAAAAAATTACAAGCATGGTTTAATGATCCAGTTGCAAAAGAAAAAAGAAAGAAATTTGTAGAAAATTTTAAATATGTCTTTACGACATTTCTTAAATGGGGAAAAAGATTAGTAGTTGATGGTATAGCTAAACCTTTTAATCAATTAATAAATGGAAAGACTTTTGGAGAAAAATTAAAAGGATTGGGTAAACTCGTATTAGGTTTATCTGCTTTAACGGTATTATTGAATCCATTTGCGACTATGGATGCTATTCTCAGTATGTTGGGAATGGACTTTTATCGTGACAAGACTCAAAGAGATAAAGGTAAAGGAAAGGATAATAAAGGTAGAACTTCTCCAAATAAAAATAAACTTTATAATAAAAGAATAAACGCAAGAAAAGATCTACTTACTAAACAATTTGGAAAAAATGGTAGAACTGCATATGATGGATTTAGAGCACAAGGTGATAGTCATGCAGAGGCACTAAAAAAAGTCAAGAGATTACAACGTCAAAGACCAGATAAATTTAAACCTAAAGTTCAACCTAAGACATCAGGTTTAAGTCCTTCGGGAGCAAAAACAGGTATTGCTACCAAGTATGGAATGAAGAGAACCTTTGGTCGTGGTGCTTTAAAATTTATGGGGAAGAATAATGTAAAACTTCTCGGCAAAGCATTTCAAAATACTTTTGGAAAAATACCTATTTTTGGAACTATACTAACAGCAGTATTTTCAAGATTACAGGGAGATCCTTGGGGAGCAACTATATTTAAGACTGCAGGTGCAGGTGTCGGTGGTGCATTAGGATCATTCCTATTACCAGGTATTGGTAGTTGGATTGGTTTAATGCTTGGTGAATATGTAGGTAATTTACTATATCTCGGATTCCAAGGTGGAGAAGGTGGAACTCAAAACTGGAAAGCAGCTGGTAAAAAATTAAAAGAAGATGCAGCTGCATTTATAGGACAAGTCAGTAATATCTTCAATTGGATGAAGGAGAGAGTAGCAAAATTCTATAAAGGTATACCAAAGATAAAAATACCAGATTTTCCTAAAGATCCTCCTAATTGGATTCCAAAATTTGTACCAGGAAGAAAAACGATATATTCTGGTGCCAAAATTGCTATAAAAGCAATGCTTGGTCCTATAGGACTTTTGATGGGTAAAGAAGTCCCGAACATTGCTTGGATGATGGAAGGGTTTGGATTCAAGAATACTCTACCATTACTTCACAAATCATTCTTTAAATCTGATCCAGTTGCTGAAGGAACAAAGACCTCAGGTCAGGCAATGACTGGTGTGAAGGGTGATGGAGAAGAACAGGCAGGTGATGATACATCAGGAACAAAGAAACTTAAACCTTCTCCGAAAAAAGGACAGAGTTATGATACAATGCCTTTTGTACCTGCTGAAGATTATAAAGGTGTAGAATCTGATAATGAAAGATATGGTGATACATTCCCCCAAGGTTCCTTTGGTACTAAACCAAAGAAGTTAAGTCCATATGAAAGAAAATTTGGTAAGAAACATAATCCCCTAGCGACTGTAAAAAATAAAGGATTGTTCTATGAGACAATGCCTTTTATACCTATGAACCAGTATAAAGGTGTAGAATCTGATAATGAGAGATATGGTGATACAATGCCAGATGGAGCCTTTGGTATAGGTTCTAAATCTACTGATGTAGTATCAAGACACTCTGTTGGTTCGTCAAAAGATCAACCTAAAACAACAGCAGTTGGTAATAAAAAGAAACCTTGGTGGAAATTTGGATTTCAAGAAGGTGGACATGTACCACAATTTCTCTTTGGATTTGTTAAAAAGATATTTAAAGGTGTTACTAAGGCAGTTAGTAGTGTTGTTAGCACGGTAGGTAAAGTTGTTAGTAGCGTTGCCTCAGTTGCTATGCCTATTTTGAGTGTAGCAGCACCATTTATTCCTGCGTTGGCACCAATCATGCCATTCATGCAAGCAGCTCAGGCAGTGTCTGCAGTTGCATCTGGTAATATTATGGGTGCTATAGCACCTGGTTTAGGTGCATTGGGTGGATTCTTCCCAGGCACTTTTGGTGCAGAATCTGCATTCGGTCAGTTCATGAGCAATAATCCTATAGGTAAAGCTATAGGTGGATTTGTGACTGGTGGTGTGCAGGGTGCTTTAGGTGGTCTTACCAGTTTCTTACCTCAAGGTTTCCAAGATTTCTTAGGTGGTATTGGTGGATTTATGAATAAATTCCCTTCAATAGGAGGTATTATAAGTGGGATACCTGGTTTAGGTGGTATATTAGGGTCATTTGGAGTAACAGGTTTAGATGGTGGAGGATTCTCTCCAATGAGTTTGTTTGGTGATATAGCAAATCAAATGGGATTCGGTAGTCTATTTAATGTAGTGTCTGGTATGATACAAGGGGGTGGTGTCAATGCTGTTATGGATGGTCTCCGAGAAATGGCACCTGAGTTAGGTGTCAGACCTGAGGCACTTGGTATATTTACATCAAAGGGTAAAAACGCACGTAATAATTTACTTGACCAGAAACAATCTTCACAATCAAAAGCATATGCAATGCAATCTCAATTAGAGTTTATTCCTATGCCTGTAATTATTGAAAAGATGGTTCCTATTCATAAGGCAGTCCCTATTGGCAACTAAATATTAAGTATGAACATCTCTCCAACCAAAATTAATCTTTACAAGTTTGTCTCTACAACAGGGATAGCTGCGGCTAGTGATGCAAAGAAAGAAGAAAAGGCAAATATAAGTATACAAACAAAACAGGTTGAAGCAATAAACCAACTTGGTGGAGTAGTTAATGGTATAGCAGCAAGTCTTGTTAAGATAGAAAAAATAGAATTAGCACGTGCTAAAGCATTAGCAAAGAAAAAAACATTTGAACCAGAATATACGACACCTAAAAAGAGGAAATTTACATTTGCAGGAAAGTTATTAGAGGCATTTAAAGCTCCTAATTTCTTAAAAGGTCTACTAATGATGCTTGGTGCTCTCTTCAAAATGTTGATTGGGATACCTATATTGAGATGGTTAGCAGATAAGAAAAATCAAAAGACGATAGTAAACACGTTTAAGATAATATGGGGAGTATTCAAAGCAATCAGTACGTTTATTGGTGGTGCTTTTGTTATAGGTATCAATAGTCTTGCAAAAGCATTGAAGGGTGGTGAAAATATGAGCACTTGGCAAAGAGTACTTGCGTTTGCCAAGGGTATAGTAGCGTTTGGTGCTATAATTGTAGGACTTAAATGGTTAAATCCTCTTAGAATAGGTAAAACTATGAAGGAGATCGGTATGATCTTCAAAGGTTTTAACAATGCACTGTTTAATTTTAGAAATGCACTAAGAGCAAGAAAAGGTTTAAAAGCACTTACACATGGAAAAGGAGTTGCAGGTACAAAATTTTTAAGCAGAGGACCAGGAATACTTAAAGGTGCAGCAGTAGTTACTGGTGTAGTTGGTGCAGGTGCTTTGTTGATGGGTGGTGATGCTGAGGCAGCAGAAGAAGGAGAAGAAGAGGCACCAGAAAGGAAGTTTGGAGGACCTATAGGTAAACAATATAGTACAGGAAGATCTATAAGCAAATATGGTGGTATGATTAGAGGTCCTGAGACTGGTTATCCAGTTTCAATGGACGGAGGTAAAACTACATCATTCATTGGTCATGGTACTGAACAAGTTGTAAGTGATAAAAAGGGTGGTGGATATGTAATACCTATTAATAATGCTGCAACAAGAGCAAACCCATATTTGACAGATTATAATAAAGTAGCAGCTGCAGGTTTGGGTATGCCAAATGCACCTGAGATGTTCTTAGGTGGTTTATTTAAAGGTGCAGGTAATCTATTAAAAGGTAGAACTTGGGGTGGCGGTAGCTCCTTGTTTGGTGGAAATAATCAGGCAAACTACGGAACAGGTAGAGACGGTGGATTTGGAACAGGTACACATGGTAGTGGTTGGCCAAGTGCATGGGATGGTAAACCAGTAGGAGGACAGACTCAATCACCAAGTAAGAAACCTGGTTTATGGGGTCAGATCGGAAACTTCTTGTCTAAGGGTGATGGTCAGACAAGTGGTGCTCAAATGATAGGTAGCATGTTTGGTAATGAGCAAGCTGGTAGTGCTATTGGTAATATCATGGGTATATTCCAAGGTGGTGGTAGTGGAGAAGGTGGTAAGGCAACTGGTTGGGATATTATAAAAGGTATCGGTGGTGTTGCAGGATCATTCATGAAAGGATCTAAGGCAGGTGGTTGGATCAATAGTGCTTTAGGTATTGGTGAGATATTAAAAGGAGATGGAAACTGGGCATCTAAATTTAGAGATATAGCAGGGCAATATGGTAATACACTCGCAGGATTAATAGGTGGTAAGACTGGAGCTACAGTCGGAAACTTTATGAATTCCTACTTCAATGGTACTGCAGGTAAAGTTGGAGATCTATTGAGTGGTGCTATGTCAGCACAGGCAGGTACAGGTCGTATCGCAGATGCTGCTAATCATCCTGGTTACTCTGGTGGAATGGGTGTTACCGATCCAGATGGAGGTCCGAAAGCTGCCAAGATTCTTGGTAGACAAATGTTAAGTAGAGGAATGACAGTATATGGTCATCCTAATTTTAGAAATAATAAGTTTAAGAAAGAAAATAAAGCAAATGAAAAAGGATATGATCCTGGTGGAAGACAACCTGTAGGTGGAGGACCTTTCCACTCTAAGGGATTAGGATTAAACATTGCAGACTATAGACCAGGTGATTTTGGTGCAAGATTAAGAAACCTCGCTGATTTCTTAAGAGGTCAAATTGACACATTTAAGATTGTACAAGTTGTATATGATAAGTGGGGTATGTGGTTTGCAGGTCAGAAAGAGAAGAAAGGACCTAGCAAATATGGATATCCAGATTCTATTGGTGTTGGAGTTGCTCCTAAAACACCTGAGGATACTGGTGTAGGTTCACAACAGGCAGTAGCAAATAGTCAAAGATCTATAATGAAGAAGGCACTAGAAGGTGGCGGTGGAGATACAGGTGATGCTGCATTAAACATTAGAAAGGTATTAAATCAAGCAAAAGCAAAAGAACAAGGTGCTTCTACATCTGACTTTGGTGGTAATTTCTTTATGGATTTACTTGGTGATAAAAATAGTAAAATTAGTGATGCTTTCATAAAACCTAGTGATGAAAAGAAAGCTGCGGACGCATGGAAATTTAGTCAAGATGATGATTATCTAACTAACTTCTTGTATAAGAAAGGTGCTAATGAAGACCAAGCAATGAATTATATGAATTTAATTGATGGTGATGTATTTTCAAAAACTCCTACATTTAATAATGATGATAGTTTTTCTTTCTCAGATTCATTTAAGATTGGTAATAGTATGTTTACCAAAGATGATGGTAAATCTGCTACAGATTTTTATGCTAAGAAAAATGCAGGAGTTACTGATAGTGAAATTAGTGATAAAAAGAAAGCTCAGTATGAACAGAACAGAGCTAACAGAGGAGCTGCATTTACAGGTAAAAAGGGTGATACTTTAATAAGTTCAGCACCTAAGACCAACTCTCCTGTAAGTACAGCGAGTGGTACCAAAGGAAGTAATGCTGAAGAGAAATCAAAAGATTATTACAATAAAAAAGCATCAAAAGATAGACAGCATGCTACCAGTGCTATGAATGATAAAATTCAAGCAACTATTCAATCAGCATTAGCAGCAGTTCAAGCACATAATAGTGGAGTTCAAGCAATGGTTGCGTCTGAGAATCAAAAAGTTCTTCAGATGCAGAAAAATGCTAAATCAATGGCAGCAAAAGCAAAACGTGCTGTTAAAAATCAACGACAAAACCAAAACCAATCTGCAGTCGCTTAAATTATGCAAAGTACAATAAGAAAAAGTTCTATACAAATATCCAGACCTGGTGAGGCACAATATCGTCTTAGCATGTATAGAGATGATAAAAGACTAGAAAACAAAGAAGGTGCATTCAACTTAATAACTTTTTGTAGAGGTTGGGAGATATATGAATCTATAGAATTACATACAATGGAAGCTGAGTTTATATTTGAAGATGCAGCAGGTTTAATGGGTTCTATGACAGGTACAGAAGTATTCAAGTTAGAAATACAAAGTTTTCCAGTAGATAAAACGTATTATTTTAGATCATACGGAGTATATGATAGGATAAGAGCAGGACAATCTAACGAAGTATATTTTATTAAATGTTATAGTGATGAGTTTATTAAAAATGAATCTGTAAATGTTTTTGGTAATTCAGAAGTAATATTTAATAATGAAGCTAAGGCAGAGAATATTATTGAGACATTAGTAAAAGATAAAAATTATCTAGGATCCAGTAAAAAACTTTTTACTGAAGAGACACTAAATGAACATTCATTCATTGCACCTAATTGGAGACCATTTGATGTTATACCTTGGGTTTTATTAAGAACTATTCGTAAGTCACAGAAAGGTGGTAGTTTACAAAATGGTTTTGTATTCTTTGAAAACTCTTTAGGATTTCATGCCAAGTCATATGATAAAATGATTGAGGATATAGAAAAACAAAGAGATAATGCAACTACTAATCCTGTTACAGGTGAAGTTAAGATGTATCAATATGTTCATGATATCAAAAATACAGAAAGTCCTATAGATAATCAATTCTTAATTGACGCAGTAGTATTTCCTGATGAAGCAACATCTATGTCAAATCTTAGACATGGAATATACTCAGGTTATAGTGTTGGATTTGATCCTGTATCAATCACATCATCTAAGATGGGATTAAGTAAAGATATGTCAAGCACAGCGTATAATTATAGTCTTGAAGATATCTGGCCAAGAATGGCACATTTGAATGGAGGTAAATCTGTAAACCCATTAGTCAATGTGGATAGCACTATGAGAAAACATATGTACACTCCTAAGAGAATTAGATATTGTGGTTTACCTAATCAATCATTTGATCCTAAGTTTCAGAATAATCCTCAAGCATCTTATGAACAACTTGCAGAACTGCAAGCATATAGGTACATAAGGAAAGCAACACTTAATCATATTAATTTAAAAGTTGTTATACCTGGCAACTTAGATCTGTATCCTGGCTCAGGAATAGACATTATAATTCCTAGTATTGCTAAGTCTGGTGGTGGATATGGAAGAAGTACAAGTGTCGATCGTAAGTATAGTGGGCGTTACCTGATAAAGACCTTGACACATTCAATGACACAAGATAAAATGAGAACAGAGTTAGAATTGATGAAAGACTCAGTTTTAAGATAAATAGTTATGTATCACGAGGTACGATTATGAAAACAATAGAAGACCACATTCAACATGATAAGGAAATCGTTAGCGATCCATTAGCAAACCCTGCTGCTCGCAGACATGCTAAAGAGGAACTACACGAACTAGAAGAGTATGTAGAGCATCATAAAGCAGAGATTGAAGCAGGAGATCATCACGATCCAAATGCACTCGAATTATTTTGCGACATGCATCCTGATGAACCAGAATGTCTAGTGTATGACGATTGATGATTATCTTTTAGGACACTGGCACAATAGACAACAAGCACAAAGTAATCCCCATTGTTTTTCTCAATGTGAAATAATATGGGAAAAGGAAGGGGAATTCTTTGTTTCAAAAAACTTTTACAGAGCAGAGGGAGCACATAATCCCTATCGGCATAAGAAACATAAATGGCAGCAAACGTCCTCCACAACTGGGATTATGGAGAACTATCGTCTTGACTTGACAAGACATGAAGAATGTGATATGATGTTTACATTCTACGATAACTCGTGGCATGGTAAATTAGATAGTACCAAATGCCTTGGGGAAAGAGGCAATCGTATTATTTCAGAGGTACATCTCTATGGTGATAAACTTACTTCAAAGGATCAAGGGTTTGACAATAAAGGAAATCTCGTTTGGGGTACTCCTAACTTGTTTCATTTTATTCGGCATTAATGCTTGTACAGCACCTGTTACAGATCCTGCACCCAATCCTTCAACGTTATGGAAATTAAAGAAAAATTAAGAGCACAAGTAAAAAGTAAATTTTACTATTGGTTCTGGGGACTTGCTACTGTATCAGTATTTGCAGGACAAATGTATGTTGGTAGTGGATACCGTAGAATGGCAGAGACACATGAACAAATTTCTGCAGATTTGAACTTATTAGTAGAGGTTCTTATCACACCTATGACTAGACAAAATCCTAGATATTATTAAGGAAACCTGAAAACATTATAAAATATTGGTGTTTTGTTAGGGTTTCATGATAAAATAGTATCAGCAAATACAAAACAATATGAGTGGAGACGCTAGAACAGCACTAAACGAACAACCAGTAATTTTTTACTCAGAACATATGACTGAGACAAAAGAAGTCTTAATTCGTATGCATATGGAAGAAGAAACAGTTATCATAAAACCTTGGAGAACAGGAAGTCTATTACAGGGATAAATAATAAAAAGACTGTGTAAATAAATGGCATCGACCATTGATGGTATATTTAACGAAAGAGAAGTAAACTTTGTCGGTAAAGACGGTTTCTTCTGGTGGGTTGGTGAGGTTGAAGACAACGAAGACCCTATGGAACTTGGTAGGGTAAAAGTTCGTATCCTTGGATTTTATACAAATTTTCAAGGAGGAACGGTAGCAGATTTACCTTCTACTGCTTTACCTTGGGCGACAGTACTACAACATACATCACAAGCAGGTAACGACGGACAAGGAGAATCAACAGGTCAATTACAACCTGGTGCTGTTGTTATGGGATTCTTCATGGATGGAGAACATGCACAGATGCCTATAGTTATAGGTGTGATGAGAGTTAATAAATCAGATGCAACTAAAAAGACTAGAGATTTTGCTTTTACAGATCAAGACGTACCAATAGGTGTA